GCTCCGTATTAGCTGGAATTCAATATCCTATTAGAGCTGCATCAAGATTTAAAGGTGCTGTGACAAGACCATTAGTAAATGCATTTAGTTACGGTAGCACAAATAAACAAACTGGTTATGATTTATCAACTAGGGCTGGATACGCCTTATCACATGCACTTGCCCCTATGGCCGATAAGTTGGGTTTTGCTCTTAGCACAAGAAGAATGCTTAGGAAGTATGATGGCAGCCATATTGAATACCAGGATCTTCCTTATCTAAAGCAAAAAATGATTGGTAAAAATTATAGTGATGTAGGGTATGGAAATATTTTAAAAAATATACTTCAAGACATAAGGGGTAATGCAGGATCTAAATTAGATTTTGTAAAATCTAATATGGCAGGCCTCATGGCAAAGTTTGGACAAGAAACTTCTGGCAACCCAATAAGAAGAGGAATTGGTTTAGCTAGTCTTTATAAAGACAATCCAAAAGAAATGGCACACTATTTAAAACAAGCCCTGATAGATTCACTTCCAGGTGGTCTAGGAGCACTTGTTCAGATTAGTAGAGGTGTTCACAGAAGCAACAATCCAATAACTGCTTTTAAGTCAGCACTGGAAAGAATTGTAGAGGCCAGACTCGGCACTGGAAATGCTCCAACAAGTGCATTTGGTCCAGGTGTCTATAGCGCTGTAGATAAATTTAAATCTGACACAACATTTAGAAATTTCGGAGATTTTGCTTACAAAGGAATACTAACTCCAAAGGCTATGATAAAGGTATTGTTAAGTAGAGGATTTATAACTCCACAGCAAGTTGCAAGGATTGCACCAAAATTAGGCTTCCCTGGAGCAACAGTGGATTCAATGGGGTCAAACATCGACCATCCATTTATGCAGGCATTAATAAAAGCTGGATACTTAGGTTATAGACATGGCGATGCATTCACAAACTGGGCAATGGGGGAAATGCCTGGTATGGGACTAAAGCTAATTGAAAAATCAAAACCTTTAGAAATGATTATAGATGGAGTTAAAAACATCTCTGGACACCTTGACGGAACTTATCCAGAGATTTTAAAAAGAGCAAATGGCGGATTGGTAAATATACCTAAGTTTAAAAATGGAATTAACGTAGTTCCAGAGGACATGTTAGCAATGATTCACAAGAACGAATCTATTATACCTGCCACAATGAATCCATTTAACCCAGAAGCAACAATGCCAAGATATAATTTTAATAAGTCATCATTTAATGTAAGAGGAGACGGAGCCATTGGAGCATCTTACACTGTTAACCAAAACATATACGCATCTGAAGGAATGGATGTAGAGGCCCTATCTAATATGATTGTTAAAAAGGCTGAAGTTGTTATTGGACAAAAGGCTAAGATTAATGTTAAAATGGTTGGACAGGGGAAGAATATATAATGGCAACAGCTTTAATTTTACCAGTAGGAGCAGCATTGTTTATACAAGACAATGATGGAGTTTTCCAATCCCTAAGTGAGCATAATAGGTCTCCAATATCAGTAGATACCGAAAGGTTTGAGAAGTCCACTAGAATGGCCAATGGAAGCCTTAGAAAGCTGTTTATAGCCGATAAGAAGACAGTCTCTACCTCCTGGAGCATGCTTCCTTCATATACCAGTATGACGGTGGACGGATACTGGGGAGCAGAAGATATAAAAAATATTTATTTAAGCGCTAAAGGCCAAGGAACATTTAATGTCAAAATTGCATATAATGCTACCAGATCAGAAACATTCCTTGCCTCATTTACCACATTTTCATCAACCATGGTTAGAAGAAATATAAGGGATAGCGCAGCAAGCACTCCACAAGTATTTTGGGATGTATCTATAGCACTGGAAGAAGTATAATGATACAAGTAAGTCAAGCAACTAAAGATAAAATAAATACATCTGAAGCATATTCAATGTCAGGTGGATGCTGGCTAGAATACAATATGAATGATTTAATTGATGGTGCTAAAGTAAGAGGGCCAAATGGAACTGATGAAAATCCAGAAGGTACTCTTCAGATAACACAAGTTGCTAATGGCAAAACATACTACCCTTATAAAAAATTATTCCCCCTAACAAATATAATAGATCCAAGAAGACCTTCTTCTGCAGGCATAGGTTATTTCTTATTAAACAAAATGGTACCCGTTTCTATACCAAAATATAATGTTTCAAAAGAACTTCCAGCTAGACTTTATTTTGCTAGTGCAAAGAATCAGTATAAATACTTCTTAGCTGGCCCAGCAGAAAACCTTTCTCTACCTAACTGTAATATTACTGTAGAGTATCCAGTAATAAAAACAGCTGTAGCAAATACTATAGTTGTTAAATTTGAGACTTCATACTCAAAGCCAGTCAGCTGGTCAATTAAAATAAAAAACCATCAAGATGTGGAAGCCACTATATTTACAAATACAGTTGTATCGAGTAGCAATACAGGAGTATTTCAACTTTATTATAACGGAGGCCTCTGGTCAAGCCCATCTTCATGGTCAACTACAAAATTTACAACACCATCAGTTCCAGTGGACATTAAAAACATTACTGTAACAGTAAGTACAATTAATAAAATGTCCTCGTACCTAGGTGTTATTGAAATAGGAGCACGATACATACAGGATGTTTCTGACAGAGTAATTTCTTTTCAGGCTTCAAAAATGTCTTCCGATGGCTCATCTGGAATTGTTCCAGTAGGGTCAGTAACAGCAAATGCATTATCTTTATCTTTAGAGGGATTTGATAAAAAAGGAATAGAGTATGATAAATCTTTGGCATTTAATAAAACTAATATTAATTTATACAAAAATATTAAAGTTATTCCATTTAATAAAATAGGGTCGGATATGATTCCCCAAGGAGTATTCTATATAGATTCATTTAGCATATCCGAGTTTGGAGATATGGATATACAGGGCCTAGACGGAGCTAAATTTTTACAAGAAATATTAGCACCAGATATTGTAATTCAAAATGCTCCATCACAAGCTATTATTAGAAGGCTATTGGATGGGATAGGCTTTACTTCTTACAACTTTAATACATATGCAAAAGACAGCACAGACTTAACTGATACAGCCACCATAGTCCCGCTATTTTGGTATACAGAAGATACAAAGACAGTCTGGGAGCATATACAGGATTTATGCAGAGATACTCAAATGATAGCCACATTTGATAACAACGACATACTTCAGTTCTATCCCAGAGATTACTTGTTTGATAAAACAAGAGGAACTGACTTTAAGTTTAGAAGCGAAAAAAAATTATCAAATCTGCCTAACATAATATCTATGAGTAAAGAAACAGTTCCTTCAGTTAAGGCGGTTAAAGTAATTTATTCTCCAATAATAAGTACGAACTATTCTGGTTCTTCAGACAACCTTTATGTTTCTCCACCATCTGCAATTGGTGCAGCAGCCCTGCAATCTACTTTATTAGCAACAGCTCCTGCCACAGTAGACGCCCCACTAGGAATTGTCACCCTTGCCCCCATAAGCGTATACAGCTCTTTGGCCGACACATCTTTTTATAATAAGTCTGGATATTTTTTAATAAACAATGAAATAATTAAATACGATGCAATTGAATTTCAATATGAACCCACTTCTGCACCACTCACAATTGTTAAAAAATGGATTACTTCTGACTCAGACATAGCAAAATGGCTTGGAGAAAGCAAAATAGGCTCATTTAAATCAACGCTAAGGTATAGAATTAAAGAAAGAAATTCATTTAATGCTACTGGTAAAGGTTTGGGTGTCGGAGAAACTCATAATGTAAGTATTGATAAATTAAAAGATGAATGGGTAGGTTCTAGGCTAAACCTTTCTGCAAAAACAAATGTAGGAGATCAATCAGTATTTTCATTAAAACAAACAGATAGTTCAGGCACGGAAACGTCAAGGTCATTACTTACAATTATTGCTCCACCAGCATCTAAAGAATATTATTGTGCATCAATTATTCCAGATACTGTTAACATATCTACAGAAGAATATTTTTCTGTAGGAACTGCATTGTTCTTTAAGCTTGCACAGGACAAGTTTGGAAGAGTAACTGGAGAGCAGACAGTATCTGCTGCATTAGGCATAGGACTTGACACCGACAATTTAAATGGCTACCTATTAAAAATTTCAACTTCGCAAAACGTTGCAACCAAAGGGCTAGAGTCTAGAGACGTGCAGCTGTGGAAACTTGTAGATGGGAAACAAACAAAAGTTACGGATACACAAAAAACTGAAGATAATTCAATTACTGGAGTTTCTGGAGGAAAGTTTTATAGAATAGACGTAAAGGTGTCTAAGGCAACAGATGGCAAAAAGATATTTAAAATTAAATTTAATAATCAGATTATTACTGCAACAGATGAGTTTCCCCTAGCCATAACCCCCAAAATCTCTTTGATTGGAATTGAGGGTGAGTCAGCCTTTGACTATGCATACTGTTCTTCTTTAACTAAAAATGAATTTAACTCTTCTACTTCATATGATAATTACGGCTCATATATATCGGCATCAAATTCTCTACAAAATTTGTTTGGAGATTTTGTTTTTACGGGGTCTAACTCTTCTTCTAAAGCTCCATGGATAAAAGAGTTTGGTCCAGTAGCAAGAGAAATAAAAAAAATATCAACCAAGTATTCAACAAGGCCAGGGCTTGTTAAATATCCTCAGATAATATTAAATCCAAACGTTACCCTTATAGGATATAACGCAAACTCGTTTGGAATAGAAGCATACATATTAAATAACACTGGCGCATTTGTTGACATAGCAGATGGCGGAGAGAAAAGCTTTATTGTTGTTGGAGAGACAATAACAACATTAGACCCATTTGAGTATATAGACCCATTATTTTCTTCAACTAAAAATGAAGAGCAGGTAGCCTTTGAGTCCACATGGATACAAAAAGAAGAAGAGGCAAAAAAATTATCTGAATGGATGAGAACTCAATGGTCAAAGCAACAGATTGTTCTGACCCTCGATATTTTTCCTAACCCCACCCTTGAGATAGGAGATATTGTAGAAGTATCCTATCCTAACAATTTAGTCTATTCTACAGAAGATACAGGAAAGACGGCTGGCAAATCTCTAGTATTACATATCGAGCAATCCTATAGCGCTGACCCAGCCACAAGAATAACCTGCAGGTCGATTTATGTTTAATGAAATGGTAGAATCTTTATATGGTTAGAAAAAATCCTAAAATAGGAAAATCTCAAATAGCTGGTGGAATCAAAGTCCAGTTACCACTAGACTCACCCCTAATTGGTATATTAAAGACAGATCAGTATGATCTTGTAAATTTATATACAAACCAAGTAGATAAGACCTATGTGCCAAGTGAGGAAGATCCATTTGATCCACCAGGCCCACCACCAGAGCCAGGTCTTGCACCAAACCTAGAAGATATAGTTTTGATAGGTGCTACAGGAAAAAGATATTCTTCTGGACAAGTAATTACTGATCCAGAGATATACTACGACTCAAATAATAATAGGTTATTAAAAGTTACCTTTGAAGTAAAAAATAGCGTAGGCGATATAGTAAAGGGAGCTATTATAATATGATAACTAAATTTGGTAAAAGATTCATTACTTCTTATTTGGCAAACGGATTGAATTTTAACAGCAAAGATATTGCGGTAGGCATAGGCTCACTAGCGGCAACTGTGAACGATACAGATCTACAATTTGAATTTTATAGATCTGGAGTAAGCTTAGGAAGTATAGATATACAAACAAATACTTCTAGTGGCCAAACAACTTACGCCGTAGTATATAAAGCCACACTGCCAACAGATGTAGAGGGAATTATTTCAGAGATTGGAATTTTTCCAACAGCATTTTCTCAAAATACAGACTACTCTTCCAAGTACATATCCTCATTTGAAGACACATCTTCTTGGCTTGATAGCAATGGAAATCAACCAACAAAAGTTTTAACTCCAACTCCAAAAATAGGGTCTTCATTTTTTTCTGTATCGGCTACAAATGGCGGATCTAAATCTTACGGCCTAAATACCATATTTGACATTTCTGGATACGGGGTAGACGATAGCATGAGCTTTGCATTTTATCAATCTGACTTAAACCTAGACTATGTTTATGCAAGATTTTATAGTTCGGCCTCTAACTACAAAGAAGTTAGATTTGCTGGAGACACATCTATTGGACACAAAGTACTCACTGTTAAGCTATCAAATCTTTTTAACTCCGCTTTTACTTCTACAGGAGCAACAGACTTTGCTAATATAATGAAGATCGAAGTTGGCGCAAAAGCAAAAACTTCTTTATCTACAACAGTACTTCTAGATGGATTAAGACTTAACGATGATGATAGATATAATCCTCAGTATGGACTTATAAGTAGATCAGTGCTTTCCAGCCCAATAGTAAAGACACTTGGCGTAGAGATGGATATAGAATATAAAATTAATTTAGGATTCTTATAATGCGATTTAGGTGGATTGAAGTTCTAGATGGTGGCGGAGATACCATACCTGCGGATCAAGAGCCTACAGCAACAGAAGCTGCTAATAATGCAGGCAAAAAAACTCCAGGATCTTTTACTGTACAAAAGCTTGGGCTTAATGTTGTACAAGGCGGGCTGTATCAATTTTCTTTCGCATATTTATATGAAGACCCAGAAAATCCTTCCGAAACAATAGTCGGTGCTCGTTCTCCAAATTTTAGATTTAATTTAGACACACCAGACTTAACTAAAGAAGTTACAAATCTGGTCGTAACCCCTGGACTTTTGGCTTATGGTGTTAAATGGGATCCCATAGATAAAAATTTACCAGCAAATAAATGGTTCATAGATGCACAAATATATGAAAGCTTGACAGGAGCTTTTGCTGGAGAAGAATATTTAGTTTGGAATGGAACTGGAAATTCTGCAACAATTTTAGTTTCTGATACAAACAATAGGTGGATTCGTGTTTATACTAGGGATGCAGATTTTCATAGAAAAGGTGTTACTTACGGTCCATTTAAAGCAACTGATCCTATTGTTGTAGATGTAACTGGTCCAGGAAATGTTTCATCTGTAACTACAAATGGTGGCCTAGACACTACTGGAATTGTAGGCTTTAACGGATATTCAGATATATCGTGGCCAGCAGTTACTGGAGGTGGAATTCGTGGGTATAGAATAAGATTTAGACCAGTAACTACTCCAGAGTCAAGCTATTCCTACGCAGACTCTCCTGGAACTGGAACTTCATACAGGCTTGCAGGATTAGGTGCAGGCTTAGTGTACGAAATAGCAGTTGCAACATATGATGAGTATAACAACACGTCATCTAGCTATATTGCTGGAGCAAATGTTACTGTTGGCGGAACGCCTTATATTGCAAGTACAGTAGATGTTTCTGGTTTTTTTAGAGCAAAGGCAAACCCTAATGATGCAGATTCAACTGCATTTAAATTTGGATATGGAATAGAGACTGGCAAAAGAGGACTATTATTTAATGCAAGCAACTATTGGCATATAGATTCTAACCAATCTGCTTTGTTTAAAGTTGGTGGCCCAACTGCAAACTATCTTTTGTGGAATGGCACTAAGCTAACTGTAGATGGAGATATTAACGCAAAGGGCGGAACCTTTAGCGGTAACATATTTATGTCAACAACTGGAGCATCTATATATAGTGGAACAATTGACACAGCAACTGGTAATTTAACTGGCAATGGATTTGCATTAAACTCAACTGGACTTAAGGTTGCAAACGGAACTAACTCGGTAACCTTATCTGCAGCAACAGGAACAATCACGGCAAATGCAGGATCGATTGCTAACTGGAATTTAAGTGGAACAACTTTATCTAAAAATAATATAATCCTAGATAGTGCTGGGCAAATACAAGTTGGATCAACAGCAGCTCAAAGTGTTTATTTGAAATCTTCTGGAAGCTTTGTTATGTGGGCTGGAAACAATACTCCAGATGCTAATGCTAAATTTAGAGTTGGAGTAGACGGAACTCTTTATGCCACAGGCGCAGTTTTTGGAACTGGTACAACCGTAGATGGATATGCAACAACTGGAACCGTAACTGGACTAAATACAAGGCTTACTACGGCTGAAGGCACTGTTTCAACCCTGGGCACAAATGTTACCACTCTATCCACTAGTGTTGGAACTATATCTAGCGGGTTAGCTACAAAAAATACAACATTTGTTGCTGGAACTGCACCTACAGCTAATAGAGTTGGAGATATTTGGATAGACACTAGTAGCGGAAATGAATTAAAAACGTGGACTGGATCTGTTTGGACAACCAGAAGAGACACAACTTTTGCAAAAACAACAGACCTTGGTACTAAACTTAATGCAAGTGCTTCTATAATACAAAGTACAACAGATAATAAAATTACAGCTAATGCATCGGGGCTTGAAATATTTAGTGGTTCGGCAAACAGCGGATTAAAATTTACAGGAACTGGATTATTTGGATATAAAAATGGTAACCCTACATTTACAATAACAAGTGGTGGAGATGCTACATTTTATGGAACACTTAGCGCAGCAACAGGATCCTTTTCTGGAGCTGTAACTGCAACATCTGGCACTATTGGCGGATTTACTTTAACTGGCGGTACCGACTTTACTGCAAAGCTAGACGTCAATCCAAGAATTCTTTTTGGCAACAAGGTTCTTATTGGATCAATTGATTTAGGAGGCACTAGCGGAGATTACGGAGTTAGAATTGGAAACCCATACGGAGATGCTGGACAATCATTTAGAATAAATACAGCCGATAACGTAAACAGATTTGCTGCAGATAGTGCCACGAGAACGTATGCTGGAGAAGTAAGAAATGCTCTTAGAGCAGCACCAATTAGAACTATAGGTGCCCTTGTAACAGAATCATCTTCTAGAAGATTTAAAGAAAATATAGTTTCAGCACCTAAAAGATATTACGACAGAATATTAAATGTTGATCCAATGTTTTATACATACAAAACTGACAGCGAAGAAGTTTTGCCAGAATTGCGTGGACACCATAGATTTGGTATGATAGCCGAAGATCTAGAAGACGCTGGTCTGGGCTATTTTGTAGAAAGAGATATTCAGGGCAGACCAACTAATCTAAATGATATGATGTCATTCCCTTTGCTTTTAATTCCAATTATTAAAGAATTAAAGCAAGAAGTGCAATTACTTAAAAATTCTATAGTAGCAATGGGAGGAACTGTATGATTAGATTTTTTTGCTCTATATGTATAGAGGATGTAGACCTAGATCCAACTGATATGTGCAACACTTGCTGCGAGGCAACTTGCCCAGAATGCGGCACCGTTCTTAGAAGCCTGTATGCTAGACCAGAAAATCCTACAGAGGGTATGCTGGGGCTGGATGCCTATAATCAGATTAACGCTATAGACACAAATACACCATAATGGTATACTGTAAATCTATCAAGGAGATATAATGGAAAAAGCAGAATTAGTAATATCAGCATTACAGCAAAGAATTGGCGAGCTTGTCTCAAATTATGAGACTCATATTGCTATTCTTCGTGCAGAAATAACACAGCTTCAACAGCCAGCAATTGCTGAGGAGCAAGAGGAGAAGTAAAATGGCAGAACAATTAAAGTCTATGCAGGTTAATGAAGGAGATCCAATTACTTCAGAACTGCTGTCTAACATGGTATCAAATATTAATCTTATTAATGCCATGGCAAATAGCACACCTGGAACACCTGCGACACCTGGAGCTGGAACTACTCAGGTAATTGATTCTGGTAGACCATCGGTTCCCTGTAATCAAGATGGCAGCGGCTCCCTCCTAATTCCTTTTAAAAAGACTTTTGCAGCAAGGCCTAACATAACATGCACAGTATGGCAATCAAGTGGAGTCAATTTTTTAAAGCTTAAGTATATACCAGTTGTAACAACAGCAAGCGCAACAGAGTTTACTGTGAGAATGATGCCAGTAGGCGCAACAGCAAATGGCAATGTTTATGTACAATGGATTGCCGTTAGCCCATCATAAGTAGGTATTGACAATATAAAGCATAATGCTACAATTTAATGTAGCGCTACAGGCCATGAATATTCATGGCCTACTAACATTAGGGTAAATAATGACAAACGATTTAAAGTGGATGCTGTCTTCGGACCAGCAATTCCCTTATCAAGATGACAAGATGATCGAGCTTTGGTTTAAAGTAATGAAGTGGTTTAAGCCAGATGTCGTTGACTACCTTGGTGATACTGATGATCAGGCATGCTATAGCAAATATACAGAAGGCCGTTCAGCAGAATTTATGCAGCTTCATAAAAATGATAGCAGGGACTTGATTGTTCCAATGATGCGACATGAAGCAAAGGGAGCCAGAGATTTTTATGCAAAGACTAGAGAGATGCTTCCCAACGCACAACTATTTTCTGCTTTAGGCAATCATGATATCCGTATCTTTAATTACGTTGATGCTAAGCTTCCAGACTATATTAATGAAGTAACTCCAGAAGCTTTGTGGTCTTTAGACTCACTTGGGTATGAATATATTTATTATGACGAACTTCCTAAGCGCCGCTTTGGAGACATACACGTACACCATGGACTTTCTATTGCAGCAACAGGCTCAGCAAGAAAAGATATGGAAGATATGCAGGTCTCACTAATTCGTGGGCACTCTCACAGAATTGCTTCGCATATGGTAACATATGAACTTAGAAATAATGGAGAGGGAGAAACTCTTCGTGGATATGAAATTGGTCACATGTGTGATGAAAAAGGTCCAGGCATGAAGTATACTCAACACCATGACTGGCAAAAAGGATTTGCTGTTGCACACATCGTCAATGACTATCCTCATATTCAAATGATCCATGTTTCACCAGACTACTCATGCGTGGTGGATGGAAAGTTCTTTCAGGTATGATAAAGTGTAATAAATGCGGAGGCAGAGTATTCATAGATAGAGTATTCTCTCAAAAAATGCATATGGAATTGTTTTGCATCATGTGCGGTAAGCGCTGGATGATGAATAAGAATACAAATAAGTTGGGGAAATGGCTAGAGACACTAGAGGAAAATCACTCAAAGAAATACGGTATTTCTTCCTAAACGGAAAGATACATAAAACTCTTAGTTTATCTAGGGCTAAAGATCAAGTAATTGCTTGGTCTTATATAGATAAAAAAAGAATGCTTTACCCATATTCAGAAGTAAATAAAAGTATGGGTAACGCATACAGTATTGTTGAGGTTGCATCTATGCTTAATAAGCATAGGGTCACCATACAAGATTATATTCTACAAGGCAAAATTAAATCTCCACAAAAGATTTATCCAATAGGCAGTGGCTCAGAGGATAGCTGGTATAAATATATGTTTAGCGAGAAGGACGTTCTTGACCTACACGAATATATACTTGAGTCTGGGCATTCTAAAAATGTTCCGTCAAAGGCAGAATTAATAGCTCTTCTCAAACACAGCTTTATATTGTATACTAAGACAGACAGTGGCTTTGTACCAGTATGGAAGGCGGACTAATGGAAAAAGGTAGAGTAGTGACTTGCGATATCTGTAACAGAGACATAGAGGTTCGTTGGGGCATATTCGCTAATGACACTTTGACTAGACACAAGAAGGCGGAGCACAAATGACAACACGAGTAAAGGTAGATCTTTCTTTTACCAGAAACTTAGGAAACTATGAAAGCATTAAGATTAATGTTGGAGTAGAAGATGATGTTCGTGAAGGTGAGACTGTCGATTCTGCCACGGAAAGAGTATACGCATTTGTTGAGAATAAGCTAATTCAAAAAACAAGTGAGGTAGAGGAAGAGCTTAAGAGTGGCAAATAATAGAGAGCCCTATATATTAATGACAACATATCAGAACCTATACAAGGATCGATATGGTAAAGCACCTACTTTAAATAAGTTTAGAGAGAAGTGGGCTATGCAAGACGTTATAGATAGCGTAGGATTTCAGAAAGCTAATGACCTTCTGTATCATTATTTTACTTTAGAAAAGGCTGGGCACCCACTACAATTTTTCTATTACAACTTTGACAGGATGGAAAATGCTAGAATAGAGTCACAAAAAGATTTTGAGACTCGCCGACTACAGCGAGAGTTTACTAAGAAGATGGTAGAAGAGGGCGGGCTATGAATACAGAAGCAACATTAATCTCTGCTATCTGCAAGAACAAAGATATCAGTACAGTAATGGCAGAAAATGTAGATGAGCTATTTACATCACATGGAGATGTTTGGGAAGGCCTAAAATCATATTATAATAAGTTTAAGGCTATACCAGAAATTGGTATCCTTCAAGAGAAGTTTAAAGACTTTGAGCCAGACCTAAATGCAACTGCAGAGACAGCATACTATTTAGATAATTTAAAGAATGAGTTTTTATCAAGTAGACTTAAGAGTATTTTAATTCGTGGCGGATCTATGCTTAAAGAAGATGCTGCATCTAGAGTAATTGGAGAACTTCAATCCCAGCTATCTAGTTTAAATAAATATACCAATAACGTACGTGACTTAGATATAACAGATGCCGATAATGCCATTAAGCATTTAGAGGCCCTGAAGGTCCGTACAGCCGAGATGGGTGGCTCCCCAGGCATTAAGACTGGCTTCCAGTCGATTGATTTAGCATACCCCACTGGAATGGCTCCTGGGCACCTTATAGTGGCCATTGGCTGGCCAGGACGTGGTAAGACATGGTTTACATCCTATCTAGCCTGTAAGGCGTGGGAACAAGGATTTAAGCCTATGATCGTTTCCCTTGAAATGACACCAGAGAATATGCGTGACAGAATCTATACAATGCTTGGCTCAGGCTTATTCAAGGCTAGCGATTTTGCAAGGGGCGACATTAACATCGATGACTTTAGAACATGGTCTGGAAAGAAATTTGCGGACAAGAATAAATTTATATTGGTTTCAAATGAGGGTTCTGGAAACGTAACACCAAATGCTATTCAGGCTAAGATAGATCAGCACAAACCAGACATTGTTATTCTTGATTATCATCAGCTATTTACCGATAACAATAATTCAAAGGCACCTACAGAACGTAACATGAATATTTCTCGTGAGTTTAAAAACTTAGCGGTAAGAAACAATATTCCTATTATTGATATTACTGCTGCAACTGCAGACGATATTACTGATCAAGATAATCCGCCAATGATGAGCCAGGTTGCTTGGTCAAAAGCAATTGAATATGATGCAGATATGGCTATGGCTATTCATAAGTACAAGGGAACTGACATGATTGAGATTGTTTCTAGAAAGAATAGACACGGCCATGACTTCGGAGTATTCCTAGATTGGGATATCAATAGGGGTATCGTCAAAGAAATTTACGAAAACCCATTTGCGGATGACACACAAAAGAATTAAAAGATTTCAAATTGAGGTACAGTTTCATGATAACTCACAGATCATAAGCTTAAGACCTCAGTACGAAAACTTATTGATACAGGATATGCGTGGCAAAGGCTACGTAAGAGTATTAGATATTGATCCAGCTTTCTCGATAGAGTTTACTGGAGAAACGTGGAAGTTCTTAATGACTCTTCACGGCATATACATAGGAAGGAAGAAGGCATGGCAATTCGAGGGTACAACTCAAAACAGATTGATACCAAGGAGTACGCCCCAAGCCACATTAAATCAGTCCTAAAAGAAATTGGATTGAATATCGTTGGTGAGACAGGCAATGATTTCCTATGCTACTGCCCATTTCATTCTAATAGACATACTTCTAGCTTTAGCGTAAGCCAAACATCTGGAGCATTTATATGCTTTAATCCTGCATGTGGAGAAACTGGAACACTCATAGATTTAATTAAACGCACCATGCACAAAAACGATTTCCAGTCCCTAAGATTAATTGCAGCTAAAGAGACAGAAGCACTTAATAACTTTGATGAAATCATGGAAGAGATGCTTGAAGATAAGCCAGCATTTGAAAAATTTTCACAAGAAACATTAGATAGACTTCATTTAGATTTAGCTGGTAGCACAAATGCCAGAGCCTACCTTGAGTCTAGAGGAATTAACGTAGAGTCCATGAAGCACTTTGGGATTGGATATTCTCCTGCAATGAATATGGTTGTCACTCCAGTTCACAGTCCAGATGGAATTCCAATTGGTTTAGTCGGAAGATCTATCGAGGGCAAAACTTTTAAGAACAGTACCAGTTTGCCAAAAAGCAAAACACTGTTTAATATACATAGGGCAAAAAAGATTGGCGACCAAGTAATAGTATGCGAGTCCAACTTTGACGCAATAAGAATTCATCAGGCAGGCTTTCCAAATGTTGTTGCAACACTAGGAGGGTTTCTATCTAATGAGCAGCAGTCTTTATTAAATAGACACTTTAATAAAATAATCATAATGACAGATGCCGATGAAGCTGGAAGAGAATTAGGCAAGTCAATTTCCAGCAAGCTAAGGAACAAAGATATTTCTTGGGCTTCATGTGGGTATCGTGAGATATACCCAAACAAGGCTAAAGATGCTGGCGATTTAACAGAAGAAGAAATAAAAATATGTATAAAAAATTCAATATCAGATATTGAATATCGCTCATGGATATGATATACTAAACAGACAGATGGATTTATACCATCAACTATAAGAAAAGAGGATACAAGTGGGTATTGTAAAAGGATTAAAAGGATTAAATCAGGTTATGGATAAGCCTTCGTATGTTGAAGGTGACGGAACAAAAGCACGTTGGGCAAAGCTAGAAGATGCAGAGAGCGTGAAGGTTCGCTTCCTGCAAGAACTAGATCCAGATTCACCAATGTACAACGAAAAAAATGGTCTAGGCTTCATTGCTGTAGAACATACCAACCCTAAAGACTACAAGCGCAAGGCACTATGCTCAATGGAAGATCAGGGAAAGTGCTATGGTTGCGAGCAACACCGCAAAGATTACAAGGCGGGATGGAAAGGTCGTTCACGACTTTATATGAATGTATTAATCGATGATGGCAAGGAAGAGCCATATGTAGCAATTCTTTCACAGGGTTCAAGCGGTAAAACAATCACACCTACTCTTATTGAGTACGCTGGC